GCTTGAGGAGGTTGTTTTCGGCCGGTCGATTCAGCTGTGTAATCTTCTCAGTAGCATCAACATACGCGATACCATACTTACTACCACTCAGCTGATGCTCGAGATCGGTTCTTCGTTGTGATGCCTGCTGCCGTCGAGTCTCAGACTTGACCGCGTAAGGCAGCTGGATGATAATATCGAGCTTTCCTGAGCTGGATTGCTCATCCACAACATCCAGAAGATTGAGTTTCCGAATCAGACGCTGTAGAGTCGAGTTAGGCTCGTTCATAACTGCGTACATCGGATTCTCAACGATCGCAACGAACTTCTTCTCGAGAGTAATCTGTTCTCGTTGACCAGTAGCCTCGTTGTATAAGTTCACGCGAACATGATGAGGCATCCAGCCAACGATCTCACCAACACGCATGTTCTTGATGTCGAAACCACCGTTTGTTGGGTCAAGATTAGTCTCGACCGGAACGATAGCGATTACTCCTTTATCGAATAGCGACATGAAGATGTCCTGACGGAAGTGTCTAGCGGCCTGGTCGAGGTTGGCTTCGACCGTCAGACATTCCTGCAGACCACTCTTGATGTCTTCTGCGTAGCGACCCTCATCGTCGAGACGAACGTGTCGAAGATCTGCTGCTGCAGCGTCAATCGACAAGCGAGTGTAGATCGAAGATATGATCGAACGCTCGTTCTGAATTCGAAGACGAACTCGATCGGGGCGAGTGCCGAAACTTACCGCTCCGGCGGCCGAATGAACCTCCCGATTCCCCATGTCTCGGAAAGCATTCCACGCATGAACGATGCGCTCTCCAAGACGCGAGAATATAGCCATGTGTCACCTCCCTTCCAGGAAGAAGATGTGCGAAAGGAGATGTTACGAGGAGGCCATGAGGCCGGCGGTCTTGAGCTTGTCCAGAAGGTCGTTGAAGTCATCGACCAGGTCTTCGACCGTGGCAGCGCTGCTATCGGCCTGGAAAGGCATCTGCATGCCGACGACGAGTGGGTCGCCATCGATGTTGAACAGCGCGAGCTGCTCGAATTGCTGGTTGGGTTTGGGCGTGGCCATCGGAACGACCATGACCTGCTTGGTGATCTGGTTCATTGAACGGTCTCCTTAGACGTTCGAGTTGACGAATATGTCAGAGTTGAGTACGAAGATTATCGACTTCTCTGGCCGTTGCTCGAGCAGCAGAACCTCTAGCTACAATTACTGCTAAGCCAAGAGGACCTCCGAGAATCGTCGCCGCTACTTTTTCGCCAGTAGTCATTCTCGCGGCCGTAACTCGATCTTCGCTTGTCTGCAATTCGATAGCGACTCGTCTAGCCTCTTTAATAGCCTTAGCCCGAACTGCCGGAGAGGAAGCTGTGCTAGCCACATCATCGTGCCGTTGAAGTTCCCTCGCACGCTGAGCTTGGCGTTGTCGAGCCGAATGAATTTCCGCAGATGTGGGCTTCTTCTTTCTTACTCCCCACTGCATACCTTTGACGCCGTAATGCTCGAGAACGTCTGCCGGAGAACCGGGCTTCGTCTTGTGATCCATTTAACACCTCCTGTTCGTGAAATATCACTCGAACGCCTCTTTGTTGACCTTGTATGCGACGAAGGCATCCATCATCGCAGACACGTTATCAATCTTCTCCTCGTATCGACGTTTGAGGAGCTTTCGATTACCGTTTGTGTCCTCGATGGTGATCGCATTACCCATCGCGAACGACATTAGAGCCTGATCGAACAGGAGGAGACGCTCAGAAGCAAGCTTCTTAAGCTCGCCAAGAGGTACAGACTCGGTTCGAGCACCTTGGATGACCTTCTCGATCCCGAAAGGACCGTTCTCAGCCTCCCAACGAGCCACGAATTCCTTTGCATTGTACGGGTCGAACCCAAGACAACGAACGTCATAGTTAGAGGTCTCGATGAATTGTTCGAGGTCGTCGTAGACCTCCATTATATCAAGAATTGTTCCTTCGAGTACATGGAGACTTCCTTCTCGAATGAATTCCTCGTACTTTTGACGCATCGCGCCTGGTAACTTGTGAAGGGTAAGCGACGAGATGTAGCTTCTAGTCTTCACCCCGAACTCTCCTGTAGAGAGTGGGAATAGGAAGGTGAATGCACAGAAGTCGTCGCCTTGCGAAAGATCAGCTCCTAGAGCACAAGGTAGCTCCCAGAACTCTCGCTTTCGATGCGGAAGGGTTTCCTCGTACGTGAAGAAGTACGTGTACCCCTCCATGGGGATTCCAAAACGTTTCGCCAAGATATCGTTCCTAGACGCCGGAGCATTCTCAGCTCTCTCTACGTCCAAATGGTACGCTTCGTAAGAAACGGTCAAACCTAGGTTCGGCTGGGCCTTTCTCCACATAGCCGGGTTAGCTACTTCCTCGATCTCGTCGAGCTTGTAGTGCCAAATGGAGATGTGAGGAGCCTTGTACTCGCCTCGAAGGATCTTAGCGAGTTCCATTTTGATTGTATCGCCGCTACCGTTCCGAACTGTTCCTTCAGAACTGATAGCAACAATCAACCAGTCATCAAGTTTTGAGGCTCCTTGTTCAACAGCTCCGATAACATCCTCTCTGAGATCACCGGAGAGCCATTCGTCGATGGTGGCTACCTTAGGGCGGAGACCCTGCAGCTTGGCTATGGACATAGGCCGGACTTCGAGAAGGGAACCAGTGAGAAAGTTCTCGATCCCCTTCTTTGTACTTACGAGCTTCTGACGTAGGGCCCGGTTGCCGGTGGTGTTCTGTAGGCTGCCCTCAGTTAGGAACTTGAAGAGGGGTCCTCTGGCCCGGGTAATGGCCGTTCTAAACGGCGACATCACCTCGTCGGCCTGTTTCATCGTCGGCGCGGTGGTGATCTGGTGAGTGGTTGACGTGTCGACGTTTAGGAAGTAGCTCTGGATGCACTCGGCATACATCGACTTGGCTGCACCTCGGGCCACGATGAGGTACTGCTTTTTCGTAAGCCGCATCTTGATCGTCTTCTCGACGAATCGACCGCCACCAGTCTTGTCTGGGACGAAGACACTTCGTTTGATGAAGTACCACCAGCCGAAGATCTGTTCTGCCCAGAGCTTGAAGGTAGGAAGCATGAAGAAGTCGCTACCGTCAGTCAGAGTTAACTCTGCTTCACAGTAACGAATGAAACCCTCGACCGCTTGATCGTCATAGTAGATGTTCGGATTGGCAATCAGCGCATCGATGCGGTTCATCTCCAACGAGATCTCGCGATTCACCGGAATCTCACCGCGCAACACCGCTTCACGAAACTGTCCGTAATAGATCGGTGTTGCTGTATTCGACAACGCCATTGCCAACCCTCCCTTCTATCGTCCGAAAGCCGTCGAGATGAGACGAGTTGCCTGATCGTTGGCGATTCGAGTCGCCTGCTGACGCCCTACGTTGAGTAGAACGTCCCCGACAAACTTTGCTCCTGCTCTGGTCACTCGAGCGCCCGTTGAAGGAGGAACGACCTTCGCGTATTGCTGCTCGAGATTCATTCGCTCGATGAGACTCTTAAGTTCCTGATTACTCAGAGATTTAACGCCTCCCTTGCGAGCCTTGGCTCGAGCATCTGACGCCTTGTTGTGATCTTCAGATGCCTCCTCTCGAGCCTTACGCGCGCGAGCTAGTTGTCGCTCAGAACGACGAACGCCCCACTTCATTCCAAGGACACCGTAGTGCTCGAGAATATCGGCACCATTACGGATCATCTCTTCACTCATGGCGACTGAGTCCTCACCCCACTCGTATTCGTCCTCGAGAAGGAATTCCGGACCGTCGTAGTCGCTGGTCCAGAGAGCGATCCGGTCGAAGTTGATCCAGTGAATCCCGGGGTAGTCTCGTTTGTCAGCACGAGCCGGGGTTTCTGGGTAACCCAGAGTGAGATGTGGTATCCACTCTGGGAACTGCTCTGTGCTGTTGTAGGCCTTGCTGATGGCAGGATGCCTCAGAAGGTACGCACGGAACTCTTCGAGCTTCTTGATGTAGTAGTGCTTGGCAAAAAACAGAACGTCTGCCTGCTCATCTCCAAGCTCTCCGCGCCGATCGACGGACAGGCCGAATCGACACATTGAAGTCTCGACGGTATGATCGATGTACTCAAGAACATTCTCGTTGACTTCGAAAGTTTCGCCGAGATATAGGAGCGTAAGGTGCGGCACCTCTTCGCTCGAGATCTTCCAGACGTAGTCGTCCTTAGATGGGATCGCTACGATAGCTACCCCAGCCATGTGCCCCTCCTTTCGCTATACGGGTGGTGTCCAGGCCGTTGTTTCTCGGTAGGCATTGATCCGCCATTCGAGTTCGGCGATCTGCTTGTTCAGAGCCTCGACCAAATATGACGTCTGAGGTGGGTCGAAATGCATCCTCACCTTGAGATAGACGTATGTCCTGATCGAGTTGTAGCGAGGGTCAGTACCGTAGAAGTCGGCCCACACGGAGTTCTCATCCACGATAGCAAACCCGTTGTCCGGACCAATGCCAAGCTGGTTAAGCGTAGCAAAGGCGGAGTTGATGTGAGTAAGAATATCGATGTCGAATGCTGTGTACTCAGCATCGATACCTAGGATCTTCTTGACGCTGTTGAGGATGCTCTCCATGTGGGCCACCTCCTTCAGATGGTCTCAGGGCTTCCTAGCGGATGCCGAGAAGACGGTTGACCTCGCGCTGAACGTGGTCGGGGTCCCAGCCTGCGGCCGAGAGACGCCGACGACGCTCTGCCCCGTTTCCGTAGTCGCCACGAATAACCGCTCGAGCTACCGTGGTGACACCGACCACGCCGAGTCGACGGTTGACCTCCGCCTGAACGGCGTCATAGTCGTAGCCTGCGGACTGCAGACGGTTGCGCCGGTCTTGACCGTTGCCCCAGTCGCCACGCATGACCTCATCGGCCAGCTGATGAACGGTCTTGGGGGCGGGAGTACCGACGATGAGACGGTTGACCTCCGCCTGAACGGCGTTGTAGTCGTAGCCGGCCGCGGTCAGACGATTCTTGCGGTCTTGACCGTTGCCCCAGTCGCCGCGCAGAACCTCTCGGGCGACGTCGGTTACCGACTTGGACGGCTGAGGAGCCGAAGCACCCGGAGCCTGGTAGTCGCCGGCGAAGTGGAGGGTGTGCACGTGGTCGTAGTGGTTGGCCGTGGCGTTACCGCGGTCCTCCATGAGGCGGCGGTAGCCCGGGTTGACCACGGTCGACGTGATGTGCTGTTCCCAGATCACGTGGTGCAGACGAAGACGAGCGCGGTTGGCCCAGATGTAGTCGCGAACGAAGTCTCCGCCGGCCTCGTTCCGGACCATGAGGTCGAGAGCTCGACCAGTGGCGTGCTCCGGGCTGGTGCCCATACCCCACATGAACCAGATCTCGTGGCCGGCCGCCTGGGCCGCGTAGAAAATCTCCTCCGCGATCTTGCGTGTCGCCGCCGCGACGTTGCCGAGTCGGCTACTGACGTAGGCGAAGTCAGCCATCGCTCTTCTTCTCCTTCGCGTTGGTCTCCTCAGCGTCGTAGTCGGCGGCGGACTCATCGACCTCGAGGTGCTCGAGATCGTAGCCGTCATCCTCGTGCGGACGCTCGGGTGTTTCGTTCACTTTCTTCTCCTCCTTCACCACAGTTTGGTGTCGCCTGGTCGTCTCTCTACAAGAACTCGAGGGAGCAACCGCTCGTCACCATAGTGGATTGCGTTGTGTGTCTGGTGCGTGGTCGTGATGAGGAACTCTGGGTCCAGGATCGATGGATCACCAGATCGAATCTCCTCGACAGTCATCGGATTCATGTGGTGAATATAGAGACGACTGTGGATCTCGTAGCCTTCGACGCCCAGATCACATCCGAGGTCTCGGGCGATGACGTGATGGCGAATATGCAGCCACTGAGGAGACCGATAGAATTGTTGATTGATCCATCGGTCAAACCCAAAGGTTGCTTCGCCAACAGAAGCCCTGAGTTTGAGGTAGTTGAAGCGAGCTTCTAGACCATCGATTCTTCTAAGCTCGCTGTAGGATCTACGGCTCATACTCGTACTCCTCGTCAGGCGGTTGCTCGCCCTTGTAGGAGCGCATGGCGTCAATAGCGCCAGCGATGAGCTCTTCGATTCGACTGGTTGCAGCCAGAGCTTCAGCTTTTGCCTGGAGAAGTTTGTTCTCATGCTCCAAACGTTGTTGCTCAAGCTGCTCTCGAGTCGAACCAAGCTTTAAAAAATGTACAATCTCCTGAGCGGACGCTGTGCCATCTCGAATCCGACGCTCAGCAGCATCGAAAGCCATTGAAACCAGCTGATTCTCACGCCGCTCAGGAGTTGTAGCTCTCCGACGAGGAGGTTGAGGCTGTTCAGGCTCAGTTCTCCGTCGACTTGCCATGGTTTCAACTCCTTTCGGGCTAGTTTCGGAGACTTTCTGGGGCCAAAAACTTTGTTGAAAAATGCCCCCCGGAGAAATTTTTAGG